GTCAAAATCTTTTTTACTATGAACACAACCATTGAAACCGGGATTAGATCAGAACTATTAAAGTTCAATGATCATTTAATCACAGATTCAAGGACGGATGGAACATCTTTCATTAGGTTAGCGGATGACTCTCCAGAAAAGTATGTGGAAATTGTAAGAGATTTACACATGGATGAGCTGCCTAATGATTGGCGTTACAATGTCATCAAGGAGCTAGTCACGGACTTGCTGGATTATTTTGACCCTGAAGATGAAATGGACGAGGACAACTGTCAAGAGGCACTACATGAGATTGTTGAGACTGTTGTCCCTTGTTCAAGTCATGAAGTCTTTAAGTGGTTAGCTGATAGACCAGCTAGAGCCGTCTTTGAGGACACTTCCTGGGCTGATATGTCATCTTATGCTGATGAGTATGATTTAGTAGAACTTGCAAGGACTCGGATGTATGAAGAGATCAGCATCATGGGTTCAAATCTTGTTTATCATTTCACATCAGGATTTTAATATACTATTAAGCCAGTCTTGACGGGCTGGCTTTTACTTGCTTATGAAAACTTATCAATTCACAGTCAAAGTGCGTACAAAATTATTACCTGAAAACGCCTTAAATTATCTACGTGATAAAATCAAGGACGTGTTACCGGTGATGACGTGCGAAATTGAAGAGCTACATGAAAGACCAACTAACACCGAACACCATGGAGGTAAAGATCTCACATGATAAGCTTTATAACATCTATAAAGCAGTGACTAAGAAGAAAGCAACCTATAAACCTATCCGTAACCATTACAACATTCACCTATTTGGCTAATCATGTCACACTCTAATCAACCTGAGTATTTCACTATTACTACTGTATGTCCTTATGATGGCAGTACTTCAATGATTGGTATCTTTGAGGACATGGACGCAGTGAGTTACAGACTCAAGCAAATGTATACATCATGCGGTGATGAAATCCGTATTGAATGTTCACATCTACAAACAGCAGAACAAGAAGCTAAAGCTTATAATGAGCAACAAGTTTCTAAAATTAAACATAAGAAAGAGGAAGCAATCAAGGACGCAAAACTAAAAGAGTATGATGAATGGAAAGGACAGATACAGAAAGATGCAGAACTACCTGATATCAAAGCAGAATATAAAACAGTAGATACATTTCATATGGATCAAGCATTTGAAAAAGCTAAGGAGGTAGCATGAACAGATCTAAACTTTATGACTGGTTGCTTGAAAATGATTGTCCTTTTGAATGGTCAACTTATGATTACGCCGATGAGGCAGGTGGTACATGTACTTTAGTATTCACTGAAAAGGAGGATAAAGCAGCATGATAGAATTAAACCTACCTATTGATGATGTTGAATTCCTCATCAAGTTTCTTAAGGAACATGCACAATATGATGAGGATGATTATTGTGTTAACCTATCTGATGAAATCCACTTGCAATACAGATTATGAAACCCGAACTAATCAAAGCCCTAAGATCACATGCACAAGGAGAGATCAATTATCACAAAGCAAATGTTGATGTATATCTCAATAATCCTGTTGGGATTGGTGAACATTCTGATGTTATGGGAGCTATCACAAATGAACTGGAAAGGATAGCGTATTACCATGATCAACTAGAAGTATTAGAGAAGTATTTCAAATGAAACACACTGACGAATACCTAGTAGAGAATTGTATTCTTTGTTTCTTACATCATTATCCAAATCATGCTAGTGCTGTTGATGCTGCTGATTTACTAGATAGATTAAGAAAAGGAGAATATCCCACCCCTAAAAAGCAAGGACGTGGGAGACCGGCTAAACGTCAACGCTCTAAAACCTAATGAAGTATCAAGTTCTATTAGAATCAGGGAGAGATTTTATCTTAGACTCTCCTTATGATAAGGATGACGTTGAAGGAGCTTATGAACTAGCTTATGAGGCTATGGAAGAAGCTGCTTTAATGGATGATTACATTGACGACATACGATTAATCCGATGAAGAAAAAGAAACGTTATTATCCTAACAAATGGAGAGCACTAAAGAATGCTCCTGATGAAGCATTTGAATCAATAGATTTTGAAGACTTTATGGAATGGAAGATGCAAGGATGGGAGATACCACCTTCTATTGCTTGTATTATCAGGGAAAAGGATTTAGAAAGTGGTAAAGTGAATGAGTATACATACACTTTATTCAGTGCTGCCATGAAACGAGCAAAGAAAATCATGGACGCAGGCAATGAATATACAGTATGTACTCATCACGAACTTGCTCACATGCATCCGGAGTATTTACATGACGACTATGATTAAAGAACGGACTACTAGTGATGTTTATTCTTATTATCAACAAGCACTAGACCTTTTAGATGAGAGTAATCCACATTATGAAGAATTGAAACTTTTACTAATCCAACAAGTTAATGATGAGTTACATGACTTCAAAACCAACAGCGGCACAAGTAGAGGAACAGGTAAACCTTGAAAGAGATGCTATTAGTTTAGGTCTTAAACGTTTGCATGATCAAACAATTAAATTAGAAGATCAAACTTATGCTTCTGCTACTATTTATGGTGCTTCTTCTATTGATGCTTTACTACCTCAATTAGTAAAGAAGATAGAAGACACTAATGATAGTATTCATAAGGGACATTATGGTAAACATTTCAAAGAGATAGAATACTATCTTAAAGATGTTGAACCATTAGCAGCAGCGGCGATTGCATGTAAGATTACATTTGATAAAGTATTTGGATATAAACCTAACTGTAATCAAGCAGTTAAAGTATGTGAATCTATAGGTAAGGCATTAGAAGATGAATGCCATATGAGACATTATGAAACACATGTTCCCGGATTATTAAATGTATTGAAAGAGAACTATTGGCATAGAGCATGTGGTACTAACCAGAAGATAAAAGTTATCACAACTTTAATGAATAGATATAAAATTAAAGAGTGGAAGTCATGGGGAACTGATATACGGATTAAATTAGGAGGATGGTTATTAGATTGTGTGATGGAAACTAGTGGATGGTTTGTTAAAACTAAGATAAGAGAAGGACGTAAAACAACTATATATGTACTACCTACTCCCGAATTCATGGACATCAAGGATGATGTCATGGGAACTGCTGAATTATTCAGTCCGTTAGCATGGGTAATGCTAGTACCACCAAGGGATTGGACTAATGAAAATTGTGGAGGATACATATTAAATGAAGTAATGAAAGGTCATGAATTAGTTAGGCATGGCGAGTGGACACCTATACAGGGAGAACAGCAGTTACCTTTGGATTTTTTAAATAAGATTCAAAAGGTAGCATACACATTGAATCCATTCACAGTCAGCGTAGCTGAAAAGCTAATGGAATTACAAATAAGTGTAGGTAAATTTCTTCCTATCATTGATCATCCTCTACCACCTAAACCAGTAGATATTGCTGAGAACAAGGACTCACGGAAATCATATCGTAGAGAAGCGGCAGAGGTGAACAATAGAAGAGCTGCTGAATTTAAGAAGTCATGCAGAACACGTATGACTATGGAGGCAGTTGAACGTTTTAAACATCGTGACCGTTATTTTGTGCCATGGAGTTTTGATTATAGGGGAAGGGCTTACCCAATTCCTGCATTTCTTACTCCGCAAGATACAGATTTTGGAAAATCACTTATTGTCAGTGCTGACCCGACTTACATCACAGAGTCCGGTGAAAAGTGGTTATCATTCCAAGTTGCAACGACCTATGGATTAGATAAATCCACTATGTCGGAGCGTTTAGAATGGACTTCTAATAATATACCGTTGATTACCAGAGTAGCCACTGATCCTATAGGAAACATTGGTGACTGGGAGGCAGCGGACGAGCCGTGGCAATTTTTGGCTAGTTGTGAGGAGTACTATGCGGTAGTAACTAAACGTACCAGAAACACAACTCGTCTATTTGTGGCCACGGACGCTACATGTAGTGGGCTTCAGATCCTCGCAGGACTTGCGAGAGACCGCAAGACAGCACAACTCGTCAATGTGTTGCCTTCTGAACGCCCACAAGACGCATACAAGATTGTAGCGGAATCTGCCAAACCTAATTGTCCTACCCACATACAAAAGGTAATGGATAGGAAGACGGTCAAAAGAACCGTTATGACAATTCCCTACAATGCTAAACCTTATTCCAACCGTTCCTATATCAGGGACGCACTAAAAGAAAAAGGTATAGATATAGATAAAGATGATCTTACAGTTACTGTACAAGCAGTTAGGGATGCTATGAATATCATAGTTCCTGGACCAATGGCAGTGATGAAATGGATAGAGACTGAGGTAGCTAAGATACTAAAACGTGGGTCTACAAAGTTACAATGGGTTACACCTTCTGGTTTTGTAGTTACTCAACGTATAATGAAAAGGAAAGTAGAAAGATTTAACTTACAATTATTAGGTAGTTGTAAATTATCTGCTAAGACTTATGAATTAGATAAGAATGGTAAACCTATTGTTGATCTAACTAGGCATAAAGCAGCTACTGC